TACAGCCTCATGCAGCGCCCGCATCACCGCAGATGCGTCGCACACGGTCACCATCTCGCCGCCACCCTCCGGCCGTACAAGCCGCATCCGTGGCCGGTAGTCCGCGATAATCTTCGCGGCTTCCGCCATCCCAGCCTCAAACCAGTATTCAGCGACCGGCATGAGGTCGGAGGTGCGGCTGGTCGTTCCAGTCCGAGCAGCCTCCCAGCGTGCGCGAAAGCGTTCACGCGGAGTCATCAGACAACTACCACGTCCAGCGCCCCGGAGTTCCGATTCGAGGAGATCCGCAGCGTCCCAACGCCGTCAACCACGATATCCAGCGAATCGTCGCCTGCGATCGGCGTATCCCCAAGCTGCTGCTCGTAGTCCGCAGCAACCTGCGTATGGCGGATGCTGGACAGGACGACCATGGACCCCTCTAGCCACGCCCGAGCAGGACCGAGCTTTCCGTCCGTGAACTTGACTTCGTGTGAGGCAACCTTTCGGACGACCGGCCCAGCACTCACCGCAAAGGACACCGTATAGACCGGGGCAGACGGAACGCCGTCCGTAGCGGTCACAGTCCCTGCCGTGCCCTTCGGGACAGAGATCGTCCCGTCATCGAGGTCAAGCAGATCATTCGCTGCCTTGACTTGGATAGCCATTTACCAGTTTCTCCGTTTGTTCTTTTAGGCGCTCAACCTCGATACCACGACGCGCCAACTGAAGGTACTTATCTACACTTTCCTGCACCACACCAGACGGCAGGAGCGTCTCCAGCCATGCCTGCACAACCGCGCACACCTTGTGTGCCTCGTCAACCGTGCAGGAGATGTGCCCAAGCGGGCTACCGTCCCCAACGTACCGAGTCAGAACCATCCGACCCCCGTCGAGGCGGGAAGTAATCCAGCCTCTGCGGAGGTCGAGTAGGTCATCTACGTACGCGACCGGGATGTTGTCTGGCATTCCAAAACTCTCCAAGCTCCCGCAAGGTCCCGGCAAACCCGTCGAACAGCGTCTCTACGACTTGCTCGGCTTTCGCCGCAGCCTTCCACTCACGGAGAGCCATCGCGACAAACCCACGCACCTGCTCGGACACGCCAAGAGTGCGTCGAACCTTGTACTTGTTCTCCAGCACCCGATACGCAGCCACAGAGAGCAGGGACCGCAGCCTACGGGCTCTAGCCTCCCAACGGGCGCCAGAAAGCGGCGCGAGCCTGTCTTTCTCGTACTCCGCCAAGAGCTTAGCGTGAACCGCAGAGGCGTGCGCAGATGTCAGCAGCTTTTTGCACTGGACCACTTATGACTCCAACTGCGCGATGAACGAGCACTTGCCGCACACAAGGAATTGATCCTTGTTCTCTTTGGTTACGACGGCAACATTCGATGTGCCGCAGGAACCGCAGGAGCTGAGCAGCTCGGCTTTCCGCTGCTCACGGACCACTCGCTGATACTCAGAAAGCTCGGCGTCAAGATCGTACACGGCCTCTTTCGCGGCATCCTCTGCGGAAGGCAACTTGCCCTCCTTCGCGCTGACCTGAACCTCAAGCATGGGCTGAAGATGCGTCGTCAGCGCAGAGACCGAGGCCAGCATCTGCTCAGCATCCGTAGGCTCGCTGCCAGCTCCTGCGCCCGGAGGATTCTCCAGAGAGCCGCCTGCTGGTTCGCGATTCAGAGCCACATCACGTGGCACAGATGGCCCATCAGGCTCCATGCTTAGGTCAGCGTCCCCCGGACCAGCGAGTCCGATGTCCGTTGGCATAGGCATTGGAGCAGGCAAGCCGCCTGCGAGCGGGTCGGCAGGTGCCGCCTTTTCAGTGGGCGGGCGATGCGGAACAATGTCAGCAATCTGCGCATCGGTCAGTTTGATAAACTCCCGCAAGACAAACCGAGCCCACTTCGGACGATCAAAGTCATCCGTTGCCATGTTGAGCATATTCGTGCTCAACTCTGCCCGTGCCCCATACACCTCAGCGCGTTGCAGCTCGTCGAGCTGCGAGACCGGGGACATACGAACAGAGAAGGCGTGCTTCTCGTCGAGCGGATCGCGACCTAGCATCGCCAAGTGAATGCGGCAAAGCTGCGTCAACCCGTAGATGATCGCGCGCTGTAGGCGCTTCACCCCGCGAGCGTACCGGACATCCTGCGCGACAAGCGATGCGCGGCTGTTAAGGTCGCCCTCAAAGCCGAAGAACGCCTTCGGGACGCGCAGGTCGCCAGCGAGCTTAGCAATGAAGTGCTCAACGTCATGAATGTCGCCTACGTTGGCTGACCCATCGAGCTTCGTGATGTCTGTTCCGTTATCCTTGCCCACACCCAAGAAGATATCCTCATCAACCCCCATCGGGTTGACCTCTTCTCGGAAGACTCCGGTTTGCGTGTTGAGGTACAAACGCTTTCTATAGAACTGACGCCACGTGTTAAGCGTGCGCTTCTGCTCCTCAATGTTCTGCGTTCCGGTGTCGATCTTGAACACCAGACGAGTAGGGGCGCGGTTCAGCCTGTAGAGGACCATGGCGTCCTCCATCATCTTCACCTGCCGCCAACTACGCCGGGCATCCACAATCAACGACATGCCATGAGAACCTGTACGACGGCCGCCCTGCAACCGAAAATGCACAAAATCCCAAGGCTCAGCGAATCTGTTCTCGAACTTCTTCTTGATGTCTGGCAACGTGATCTTTCGTAGCTCATCTTCCTCGATCAGCTCTGGGACAAACCCAATCAAGCTGCCGCGCTCGTCCTCAACTCGCGTAAGGAATGCTGGGTGAACAAAGCGTAGCGCCGTAACGCCATCGTCCTTGGAATACACGACGTTCTCGAAGTTGTCCCCGAACAGGGCCGTGGTGTACGCATAGCTGTACACTCGGTCCTCTACCTGACACCTGTCGAGCATCTCAGTAAGGAGCTTCTTGTCCTCTTGGTTGTTGGACTCAATCCAAACCGTCCGCCCATGCTCATAATCATACTGCGTAGCGTCTTCTGCGTACGACGCCAGAACAGCAGCGATCATCCCGAACTGCCCCATCTCTTGGCAAAGACGGTAAGAAGCCAGCCGAGAGTTCTCGAACGACATCTGCTGCTCATACCACGACAGAGTTCTGCCATGATAAAAGTCATCAAGCTCAAACGGAGAAGGCTCAAGGCGAGTGTCGCGATCCAGATTAAACAGCGACCGGAGGAAGGTACGCTTCGACAAGAAGTCGTTACCCTCGATCAGTCGTTGCACCAAGTTACGCGACGTAGCGGGCAGGCCGAGGACCTGACGCTGCTCCGTCGTGAGGTTAGCGTACATATCCTCGGATAGCCCAAGCGGGAGCTTTTGTGTTGGCATTAGCGGATTCCTACGACCCTATGCGGGCCTTGTTGCTTATCTACGATCCACGAAACGTCGGTCGGATCAATGACCCGATCCTCTACAGGATGTGCTCGCTTCTCCGCGGACGGAGGAGCAACCAACAGCGACTCGTCAGTCATGATGTGGTGACAGCACGCAGCCACTGCGTCAGCGACATCCTTTGACCCCTCTACAGAGACCCCTCCAGCGAGAGACCGCATAGAGCGGGGGTGGTCCACCTTCCCGCTCTTCGGGTCCTCCATGAGGTTCAACGCCTCATCCATGAACGGGATGTACTGATAGTACGACATGCGTCCTTCCTGCATGGCTTGACGCATCGCCAAGTACGGATCAGGCTTCTTGTCTACTGACAGAACCTCCGCGTTGAACCCCATCTTCCGTAGAAGCTGGATAGAGTCCGTGCTTTGATACCCGTCGTACGAGACTTTCTTAAGCGGAAACCCATACTTATCCAGCATCACGATGAACTGTCGGATCTTCGACAGGTCGATCTGACTACCGTTCGGCGGCTTAATCCTCAGCATCAGGTCAACAACGATTGTCGGCTGCACCATCTGGTATGCGCTGCCGTCGGCATTGAACTTAGAAACGACAACAGGGATGCCGCCATGAAGCATGGCAATCCCTGCGCTGTCTTGGCTAACGCCGATGTCCACATGTACGAAACGCGGAGCATCGGGGTTTAGAATCGGCCGGTACTTAGATCCAGACACCACCAACAACTTCTGCTTGTCCAGAGCATCCTCAACCGTAGCCGTAGACTTGTAATCAAGAACGATCGACTCGGCAGAAAACGGATGCGCTCTCGTTTTGTCCACGCACGAGAACACCGAGCCGGTGTTCTGGATAAACCTAAACGCCGTTCTGCTTGAGACACCGCCAAGATCGCGAGCGGCAGCAATGGCGTTCTCTTGAAACGCACGACGGACGGACGGAGAGTCTGGAGCAAGGAGGATCGTTCCACCAACCGGAGCCTCCTCCGATGGTTCAAGAATACGTCCGTCCAGCATCCCGTCGGACAGCCACACCCGAAACCGCTCCTTCGGGTACCGATCTGG